TAATATCGTTTAACACAATCGGTCCTGTGCCGTCTGCATTGTCAGTTCTACCATCTCCTGTAACACTTACAACTTTAACCCATTTGTAAGTTATTGCATTAGGATGATTTGGTTCACCTGTCATAAGTCCGTGTGCATTGTCGGCCATAAAGTGTTGTCCTGTAGGAGCAACAAATTTTAACAATGTTCCTGGCTCAATAAATTTTAATGCACTACTTGTAAACGTTCCTACTTGTAACACAGAATTTGCTACATCAACAAACGATCCTGTTGCTTGGTTTGTTGTAGTTGTTTTCTGTAACCATTTAGCACCTAAGTCAGCAACTAGTGTCTTAGGAAAGTTAGTCAAATAATAATTTAACATTTGCTTTTGACTTAGAATAGGTGTTATGGTATTTGCAATAACTCCTTGTACATCTGTTTTAGTACTAAAAGTAAACGTTTTCTTTTCTGTAAACTTGTCTTTGTATATGATTCCATCAGCACCATATAAATTAGTTGAACTATATTTTCCTGTGCTATCTAATAAATCGTAGTATCTTGAAATACCTGAACTTGTTCTGTTAACACTTTTAGTTTTAATAATTTCTTGGCTAATTGATAAAGGACTTACTTGATAGTCTTCACCAGTAACCATTCTATTCTGTGTATAATATGTGCTAGGTGCGTTTTGTCTGATACTTGCATTAGTTTCAGAAATAGTAGCATTGTCTACAGTATATTTTAGTTCCATACTTATTGTTAAACTTTCTGGATTACCTGTTTTAGATGTGTATGGAATTGATACACTAATTGCAACTAAATCTGCAGGTATAACATTATACTGATCATTAATACTTGTTCTGTAATAAACTCTAAACGTTCCTTTTGGTAAGTTACCAAACGTACCATCACTAAAAATTAAATCTACTTTGTCTTGTGTTTTACTTAAAGTTCCGTAAATGTTTCTTACACTTTTACGTAAGCTATTATAAACAATGTTGTTACCTTCAACTGAATCAACTTTTGTCCATAACTGATCCTCAGCACCAATTGAATTTAATTTGTATAACCAAATGTCTGTGTTGTTGATGTTGGTTGCATCAAGGCTAATTGTTTGATTAGTGCTTGGCGAATCAACATTAAAATTACCTTGGTCTAATATACCTTGTCTAAAGTGTACAAAGTATCCTGAGTTAGTACTTCCTGGACCACGCCCATCATCTCTATATAAAAATGCTAAATTGTTTCCTGGTAAAGGTGCTTCTTCTGAAATAATACCTTCTTCAACGTTTGTTGAAACAACTTGAAACTGCATATTCTTTCCATCAACGTTTTTACTAAAAGTATAAACAGGAACATCTGAATTGCTTGAATCAAATCTGTACTGGTCTGTTGGTATTCCTTCTACTGTATCTTTCTTAATAGGTTTTCCAACTGGACTGTTTACTGGCAATGCCGCATTAAGAACTTTTTCAAACTGTTCTCTCCAATTGATGTTTGAAGGATCATTCCATAGAATAGTTTGACTAGCTAGGTTAGTTCCGTTGCTGTCTACAATATCTTCTGATGTTGCAATACTTTCAAACTTCAATAAGCCGTTTGCTGTTTGGTTACGTTTAGGACTATATGATAAGAGTCTAGCTAAACGTAAAATAGATTCTCTACGTTCAGCTAACTCTAAGAAGTTTTCTCTTGCATTTAAGTCTACGCGGAAAGCTAGGTTTTGACCTAGGAAAGCAATAAGGTCAATTAGTGCAAGATATTCACTTGATTCAATATAGTCATTGAAATCTTCTGGATAGTTTTGTCGCAAATAGTTGATCATTGTTCTGCGTAAGTTGTCAAAGTCATAAGACTTGAACTCCGCATTTCTAAATGACTGATAGACCTTTTTCCAGTCTTCAGCTAACAATAATCTATTTTGTCTATTTGTTGACGACATTTGCTTTCCTTAATACTACTATTTATTGTGTTTCATAATCTGCGTACTTAATACGGTGCCGAATTTTCGTCAAATTTTAGTCTTAAACTTTCCGAAATGTTGTACGGCAAGTACATCAAGTCTACATCAACTTGAAGTCCGCTTTCATATGAATCTACGTTAATACTGTTTACTACTACACGAGGATCGCTGTTTACAATAGTTGTAACGTTCTTTGCTATGGCTTCTTTCATAGGTTCTGTTAGCGGTTCGTGTATTGCGTCCCATATAATTGTTCCAAACGTAGGATTCATCAGCTTTTCGCCCTGTCTTATGTGAAAGTGATTTAGTATATCCTGCTTGATCAGTGCTATATCGAATAAGGATTTGCTGTTGTTATTTGGATTAACCGTGCTTAAACCTTTGTATGCACGATTGGTAACAACTGGTCTGCCTTTTTCTCCTGATGGAACTGTAATTTTTTTATATAAGTCTGCCATAACAATATTTACCTATGCTTTGAACTCCTTCTTAAACACATCGGCTGTACTTGGGTTTGGTAGTGGATTAGTTACTGTAGTAATGCTATCCCTATCTGTAAGCACCAATTTAAACGCCAACGGATTTAAGTTTTCATGATGTGTCCACGGCTCAGCTTGTGGTGAGCGTTGTGAAAGAATGCCCTCAACTGTGTGACCAGGTACGCGATGTACGGACAGAGCGGACGCGGTAGCGGCCGTAGCCGCCTGCGGTCCATTCATATGGATTTCGGAAGCGGTTTCTATATGGTTGCCTGAGCTCTTTATTTCTGTAGTTGAACCTGCTGTAAGTTTATTACTGAAACCAGTATTAAGATCAAAGTCCATTTCTGTTGTAATTTTTGTGCTACCACCTACAAGTATATTTGTATTTTTGCTTGATTCTATCTGCACCCTACCAGTGAGAAGTTTATCACCAATATAGTTGCCTGATGCTTTTAGGCTTAGATTAGCACCTGCTTCTATTGTAACGTTTCTATCTGCTGTAAAGTTAAAATCGTTTTTGCTGTGCATACTAATTGAATCTTCTGCAAATATGTCTATCTTACCATCTGAGGTTAATTCTATCCAAGCTGTACCTCTGCTGTTACCTATGTAAATTAAATCTTCCGTGTTATGTAAAAGTATTTGGTGTCCTGTACGTGTACGCAATCTAACAAGTTCGTTGTGTAAAAGGTTTTTCTTGCCGTCCATTTCACCCAAGTTTACGTTTGCGTAATCAGGTGCTCCGTCACTTGCTGTTTCCTTTCTTAGGAACTTGTCATTACCATCATCAAATACCAAACTTGTTCCGCCAAGTCTTGCTTTGAATACTGTTGTAAAGTCTTCCTTTGATCCTATCTTTGCTTTAGGGGATCCTGCACTCTTGTCAACAGGTCCAGGTGTGCTTATTCCAAATACTGCACTAGGAACTTCACGTCTTGCACTTGAGCTTGTTATACCACGTGTTTCATCTTCCAACAATCCCTGTGCTACAAGGCTGTCAGTAAATTCTTTTTGATATGGTTTTTTAAATTTTGTAGGATCTTGATTTACTGCTGTTTCAATCTTTTTATTGTATTCACCAACGGGTAATTTTTTACCTTGTAAATATCCTGGTGTTCCGTCCGTTGTAAATGTAGTTGCGGCATTACCAGGAACTGCAAAGTTTTGATACTGATCATTTACACAACCTATCCAGTAACACATATTAGGATTACCTTCTGCAAATATAACTAGTACCTTTGTTCCTACGTCTGGTGGAACAAACCACATACCATAACTCTGTTGTGATTCCTTGTAGCTGTCATTTTTTGTGTTTGCAAACGCAGGTGTGTTACCTGCAAACGGTGAAAGATATTTTGCAGTATAAAGTTCGCCATCTGCAAACGCTTCGTTTGATGCTGTGTTTGTCTTTAATAGGTTAACAGTAAGAGCACCATGAAATGTTGGATCCAAGTTATTAATAACGATAGCCTCATATGGGCCTGGTTCCATAGTTACTATTTCATGCTTACTAGTTCTATCAATATTTTGATTTCTTTGTACGGCCATTATACCATTACTCCTCCACTAGCATCTTGATAGCCACTGCTATTATTTCCTTTACCTGGTTCAGATTTACTATCTTTTTGTTTTTTCAAGTTTTCTATAAACGTATCCGCTTCGTCATCTGTTAAACTTTGATTTGGCATACGTAACATTTCTAATGTCTGACTAAATTGTCCTTGGCTAAATTCACTTGTTACTCTTGTTATTCTGTAAAGTCCACTAAACGTTTCAACTGTTTGTGCACCTCC